CATACGATCGAAATCCGGCGCTGGCTCGTCAAAAGCCTGTAGCTGCTGCTGCAAAGCTCCCAGTAACTGGGAATACTGTGTCCGCTCAAGAAGAACCGCGTCTCGGTCTTGCTCGAAGGCACGTTTGGCCTCGGCTAAATTCTGGCTCTTCTTGGTATAGTCGGCCTGGCGTGAGTACCCGTTCTGAAGCTCATCAAGACTAACCTCTACGTTTTCACCATTTACTTTTACGGTGAATGTATCGGCCTGCTCTTGTTCGCCCTCGTCTTCGTCGTATTCCTCTTCATCCAGATCGTCGGCATCATCGTCTTCTGAGTCGAATTCCTCTTCGGATTCTTCAAACTCAGCGCCTTCCAGTGCCTCGCCCCCCTCAAGAGACTCGTCAACGTCGCTTGAATCTTCGGCTTGCCCTTCTGCGGGTTCCATCAATTTAGCGATAGCAGCCTGGGCGTCGCCCAAGGTGCCCCCCATATATGGGGTTTCTTGTGTATCTATTTTATCACTCATCAGCTATTCCGTTGTTTTGCGAAAGCAATCTCGTCGGCTGCGGCGCGCATGCGCACAACAATGTCGTCAAGGGCTTCCTGTTTTTGATGTAAGCGCTCCCGCATAGCGGGGTCACGTTCCTTGCACCACAGCTCGAAGAAATCGAGCCTTAGCATCTTGATGAGCTCGGCGAAGTCTTCGTCGTCCGCCAAGCGTTGGATGTTGAGTAGCGAGTTATGCGACAGGGGCATTCGGCACCTGTTGTTGTGCGGCCAGCTGTCTTACGAGCTCGCGATCGCGTTCTGAGTTGGCTCGGATGCCGGCAACATCGACCTGGGCGCCATACCTGGCAGCAATCTCAGCTGCCTTGAGCGCAATGTCTGCCTCGTCTTTGTCGCGCCGGCGATCGTCTTCGCGCTGCATCTTTTCGCGCTCCAGATCCAACTCCGCCTTTTTCTTCTCTATGTTCGCGTTGATCTCTGCCATCTGAACCTGGATCAGCTGCTCGTTGATGTCCGGCTTTGGCGGCTCTTGAGGTGTTGGCGGCTGCTGACTTGGGTCTTTGAAGAACCGCTGCGGGTCTTTGAAGCCAGAGACTTCGAGTATCTGTACCAGCGTCTGGTAGTAGTTCTCGACGCTGACCAGTGGATTCTCGGGGCCAAGTTGCTGCAATAGCTGCTCTTGCTTCTGCGCGACTTGCTGCAGCATCTGCATGCGCTCAACGTCGCCGCCCTTGCCCAAAGCCACATTGCTGACAACGTCCATGTCGGCGTTCCAGCGATCAGGGCTCATGGGCACAAACGTGTTGCGCAGCCTGATCATCCGCGGCTTGTCCATGTGCTTGATGATTAGCTGCAGCAAGCCCTTATAAAGCCGCGTCATGCCGCCATCGGCGAACAGCCTGGCAATCATCTCGGTGCGCTGCTGAGCGGCCCCTATCGTCTGCTGTACGGCCATTAACGTGCTGCTCTGCAGTGCGCTAGGGTCGAGCCCGTCAGCCGCCTTAGAGACGCCTGTGCGGTTCTCACGCATCTGGTCTAGGTAGTCGAGCATCGGGAAGGCTTCTTTGCCGACAAAGGGCAAATTGAACGGCACAACAGCGCCAGGCTGACGCATACGAATCACGCCGCCGGCTTCGTTATTCATCACGTCTTCCAGGCTCGCCTGGCCTTCAACAATGCCCACCCTGGGGTGCGTGCTCATCGCCAGGCTATCAAGGCTTGCTCGCAGCACGGCGGTCTTGATCCGCTGTATGTCCATCGTCAGGTCGGCGATCGACATGCCAAACATCGCGTGCGGCTCTGGGTCTGGGCAGAAGAACGCAAACGGCACCATGTCGGTCGGCTCGTTACGCAGAATTTCGTAATTAGGGCCAGCGCAGCAAATGCGTCGCAGTTCGGCCACGCCATCGCCGTCTGTGTCAATCTTGGCGTATGCCTCGACATAGAGAACGCGGCGCACCATTTCAGAGTTTTCAAACGAGCTCTGCTGATAGCGCTCGCGAGCCTCGACGTTAAAGAGCTCAAAGTCTGTGTCGCTGGTGGTGGCGTATTGCTCAATCTCGTCGGCGTCGTAACCGAGCTCGACCATGTCGCTAATGGTCAGGTAAGCGCGGTGCGCGACCAGGTCGGCGTCTTCCAGGCTGCGAGCATTGCGATTGATCACAATCTCTTCTGGCGGCACCGACTCGACCTTGATCTTGCCAACCTTCTTGCGGTGCGTGACGCGGACGGAGTGCATCGCCTCGGGGTTGTCGCTCGACGTCATGCTCTTGAGCATGTCGATCTCAACGTCGGGGTTGCTGTTAAGCGCAGCCAGAGCCTGGTCATCCAGGTTCTCGAGCTCGTAGCTCTGCGTCTTCTCTGACTCGTCGTAGCAATACTTGATAAAGCCAGAGCCCTTTACCAGCGCGTCTTTCATCGTCGCATAGATGATCTCGATATAGCTCTGGTCTTGATCCTGGTTCAGTATGTAATTGACGTAGTCGGTCGCCTGCTTGGCCATCTCGACGTCTTCAGGGCCGGTCGGTGCGTATTCCACAACGTGGTCAGAGCCACAGAAAATGCGCATAAGAGACGGCAGCATCGCCTGTACGGTATCGCGCACGTCCATCGTTTGCGCGGTGCTGCGGCCCTCTTCTTCGTTGCCCAAAGGCTCGCCGGCGTAATATTCGGCTGCCTCTGCGCGCACTGGCGAGATGGTGTTGTCGATGAAGTCCACGGCATCTTCGATGGCAAGCGTAATAGCGGCCTGCACCTCTTCTGCGTCCATGCCCATGTCTTCTTCAATGAATTCTTCGTCGTCGTATAGTTCTGCCATTAGAAAATATCCAATAAGGATTCACCGACTAATTTGGCGCGCTGCGGTAACTGGCGGGCCATATCGGCAATGGGTTCTAGGGGTTCAAGCAAGCTGCCAGCTGCAGACATAGGCGCAGCCAAAGCTTCGCCTATGGCGCGTTGTGCGCCTTCGCTGGCTTGTCGGCCAATATCAGTGCGTGGCTGGTAGTCAAATGCAGATCGAGATTGCTGCTGCGTTTGCGCCATCTGTGGCGTTGTAACGGGCAACGGCGCTTGTTGCATGACCAGGCTGGAAGTCATAAGCGGCTCAACGAGTGCGCTTCCTACGTTTGCTAGGAAGTCAGCGCCGCCAAGGACGCCTTGCTGAAAAAGGTCAGCTGATGATGGTTCAGAGAATTCTGGGAATGGGCCTAGCGCATTGGCATTAACGCCAGCGCCTAAAAGACCGCCGGCAGTTAGCCCTTTTGCTGCTCTTTTAGTTCTATCAGGGCTCGCTCGCAGTCCCTGATAATACGGTCTAGCCTCCCCACTAAACTCCCTGAAACGGGTGGTAGCAGGCTTGAATCCGTAGAACTCTTGATGGAGCACGTCAGGGTCTCTTTCTGCACCCTGCAGTTGTGCAACATAGTCTTTAGTTTGTGCTCCCGACTTGACGTTAACGTCGAAGAACGAAGGCTGCGCCGCTTGTATCTGTGGGTACTTAGACTTGAGATTTCTGCTGACGACATCGAATTGCCCTAAAGTTTGAGTCGCATGATTGCGGTACTCGTCGGGTGACATTCTAGCGAATTTTTCAGCATCAACAAACTGCGGGATGTCTAAAAAACGCAGCCCTACAACCCGTGTTGCATCCCTTGGATCAACAATCATCGTATACGCAGGTATGCCCTGCGCATTTAAATCTTTTTGTATGTTTGAGATCAGTGGATCGTCTGCAGTAACACCGTCTTTGAAATACACCTCGCTGCCAGCGTTGAACATTTCTGGTGAGTTCAAGCCAACCTGGTCATCTATCCTGCGAGCCACAAACCAAGAATCTTGCTTATCTTCGACCGCTTGCTTTGCAGCTGCGTCGAGTATGTTGGTAGGTAGAGTGTCTTGCGTTGTTACAACGTCGATATCCATCGCCGTTTCTGGGTCATTCATGTAAGCGCCCAAAGTCGGAGCGCCTTTGACGGCTCGCACGTCAGGGTCTTGCTTGCCATATGAGACGATCTGCTGCGCTGTGGCTTCAGATTGAGCAGGCGTGGGAATAAAATCGTTGCCTTGGAATTTTTTGTTTTGCTCGCGACTGATCCCCAACATCATCGATTCGACGGGGTCAGCGTCCAGCATTGTTTCAAACGAACCGCCTTCGCCGGCCGTGCTCGTCCAGCCGTTCCTAGTCCAATGATCCTTTTCAGCAAACCACTGAAGAGCCTGCAAGTCGCGAGGCTCCAATGACATGCCAAGCTCGTTATTCAATCGCACCGTTGCATCAGCCAAAACGTCTTGGCCAAAGCCAAACTCTAAGCTGTTGCGGAAGTTTTCCGTGTCAACGACATTGCCTGTCACAGTTCCTTCGGCAGAGCTCGGCACTGGCTTGCGACCGGAATGCCTGCGCAAGTTGCGCGCAGCCCAAACGTCAATTGTTGCTTGCTGACTTCTGCCGCTAAGGTTTCCAGAGAAGTTCTTTGCTTTTGGCGCAGAGCCTGGGCGCAAGACACGCCAACGATCCGCGAGGGCTATCATCGCGTTGTAGCTGTTTATACCGTAGTTTTTCTGCTCGCCTGTTTGTTGATCCCTGGCTTGCTGCTTTATGGTGTTTTCATTGGCTTGCAGGCTTCGCGATATTGCTTTTGCCTCGTCTTCCATACGAACGTATTTCGAGTCCAACTTGGCAGCCTTGATGGTGCGACCAGCCTTTTTCTGTTGCTGCAAATAAGCAGCGGCTTGATCTTGTAGCGCATAGCGACGATCCAGCTGGTCAGCGAAGCCATTCATCAGTTCATCGAAATCACCGCGCGTAGCACGCCGCAATATGTCCTGACTAAACTTAAAGTTGGTGCCAACAGGCGTGTTGGGGCTCGTTGCTCCAAGTATGTCGCCCATCATTTGCGAGAAGGTGCCGTACTCAGTTCGCAATCGGCGCTCGACGTTTTGATACCAGCCGGCGTTATCCATAATGCGCTGAGCATCAGTATCACCGGCCTGGGCTCGCCTGGCGATGTCGCTTATTTCTCCAACAACATTATCGACAATTCGGTTGTATTGCGCTGAACCGCGCGCTACTGGCTTGCCTGTTTTCGGGTCTTTGTTGTAGGCATACGGCTGGGCTTGAAACTTTAGTTTTAGCTCGCCCTTATCGCCAACCTCTATGCCAGTGATGTTTGGCACAGACCAATCAGATGCTGGGTGACGCTTTTTCCATTCGCGAGCAACGCTAAACGCTGCCTGCTCGTTTACTTTTTTGCCTTTTATAGAGGCTCGTATTGCGTCTTTCTCAGCGCCAGAAAGCGTGACGCGCGTGGCCAGTTTTCTTTCGCCGCGATTGCCGCCACGCTCTTGCGACATGTCGCGCGTCGCAACATCTGCGTTGCGGCGAACGATACTAGCGCCAGTGTTGTATAAGCCTGCCTGCGCAT